TAAAAGTTCTGTTACAGCTAAGTCATCTAGGAGATAAGAAGACAGTTCATCATGAGGAATATCAGCTACGCTAACATCCTCTTTTAGGTATTGCTTAAGAGTGTCCTGCTTCTTTATAGGCAAGCAGCGACGTTCTGCGCAAGCCTCCAAAGAGAGGGGGTTCTTTAACCCCTTATGTAAGAGGTATTCTACTAGCATGGTATCCCAAACAGGATTATCATACGTTAAGCCTACCTCCCACAACCACGTTAGATCATGTACAATATTGTGACCAATCATGAGAGTAGTTTTAGATAGAATATCCTGTAGCTCTTGCTTATTGCTGACATACCGAGTATCGCTATGGTTGTAAGTAAAAAGTCTCGACTCACCCCCCAAAAATTTGACCCCTACCATCACTAAACTATTAGTAGATTCGTAGGGGTCTAAGTGTTTCTTGCCGTTCTTAGTTGTAACCGTATTCTCAACGTCTAAGACGATTTGCATTGAGTACTCCTAATGCAAGGGAGGAGGGGCATTCGAATGTTCGAAAACTAATCCCCAGTAGTCACATAGATTTTTATACGCCTCCCATATACAATAGAGGTCATCAGGTGTGAAGCTGTCATCATTCTGCATCCTACTCCTTAGCTTAGTGGTTATCTGTAGCAGCATATAGCAGTCAGGAGAAAACATAATAGCCTCCGTCAGGTGTAATCGAACAGCGACATTGACGAATGCCTACGTTCAGCGACATTAAAGACACCACATCGCCTATCGTTTATAGAGTAGTATACAGTACGTAATTCAGCCTCTATGATAAATTGGGTGCATACTTTACACGGCTTAGATAAAGCCATAGATGAGTCCGCAAGTATTCTACAAACGTATAAGTCTAGACCTTTACAGTTGTCTAGTCCGTACCTGAAGAGAGCATGTTGTTCAGCGTGTAAATGTGGCCACTGTGTTCTATGACGCAGAAGGGGGTGTGTCTTATAACTGTTTACACCAGAACAAACTACGTATTTATCTACGAGTACTGCACCTAAACGAAACCTGCTGCCTTTGCTGGAATGTACGCCGGGTGTAGTCAAGGCAGCAGTTCTCGCGTGTTCAAGAAACTTGTTTACGTAGTATTTACTCATGCCTTTCTATCTAACATAAAGCGTGCCGCATCTATTGCCATATGTACGTTGTTTTCAAAGGCAGACAAAAGAAGTTTTAATGCTGTAGCATCAACGTCATTAAACCTACCATCAGGATATTGATAATCTTTAATCATAGACTGAATCATATCGTCGATGTTATAGTTAATTACTTTAGGTTCATCTGAATCATCACCAAACCATACTAGTATATCAAAGTTACCATCATCCGATAAAACCGTATCAACATCAAGCTTAATAGTTACGTACTTCATTTGTATTAGTCCCCTTGAACGAATTGGTTAATGTATGGAAACACATTTGAAATAGCAGTAGCGCATTTAACTGCTAATTGTCTGTGCTCTTTCTGTGTATCCTTATGAGTACGAAGTTCTACATAGTGAATCCAACTACGCATTGTCCCATTAACATATAGCTTAGTGCGAGTCAATCCTTCTGGAAGGATACAACGAGCAACCTCTTTGGCTATGTCGCGTTTAAGTGCTTGGTCGTATAAACGAAACACATGACGGCATAACTCTTTCTGTGCGCCCTCCCACCAAGCCTTTAACTCAGAATCGTTAGCAGCTAAGGAATTTTGTCTGTTGGTATAATCTTGTAGCCTAACCTCTCTGGCGTCTGCTAAAGTTTCTGTGGCTGAATACCTTTGACTAAACTCTTGTGCTGAAAAACTTCTATGCCTAAGCATTTGTCTAGAAATATCCCTAGACGTTTCTATTTCTAGAACAACATTAACCATTTCAAATGGAGACCAGTGCTTATGTCTAATTAGATACTTAAGTAGCTTATCTCCAGATAGATTTTCCATCTGGGCCGTAGGATTAGATACTCTAGCAAAGTAAACTATCGCATCCTCCATAGCGGCAGGTTGGTTAGGAACAATGGGCGCTACAGTCCACCCAGCTAACGACGCACTAGCCATTTCATTCTCCTGTTTTGCACCAATCAAAAAACTCATCGTAGTTCATAAAGAACCTAAGCACAGTTATGAATGCTTTGCGTAGGTCTTCATCACTCTTGTCTATGTCTTTATATAAGTCAACAAGAACTTTTTTTACAAGAGTTTCTGCGGCACCATGGCTCACCTTTATACTGCTGTTAATATTTAGGCTATATTCCATTATAACTACTCCTCAATCGCCCCTTATGTAGTTGGCGCACCCTAGAGGACTCGAACCTCTGACCCACAGATTAGAAGTCTGTTGCTCTATCCAACTGAGCTAAGAGTGCTTATCAGTGTAGCGTATCGATACCTAGTACCCAGTTCTCAGCACTATCTCTGTGGTAGTCTTCACTCTTTCCTAGGTAACTTTCTTCTCTGATCTTCTGGCCTTGTTCGTAGAAGACTACACAGAAACCACCTTCTTCCTTATAAACTTCAGACTTACGGTTATTTTCGTCATTGTAGTAGACTGAAAGTTTCATAAGAGTCTCCTACGGCAATTCAAAATGAGGAGAGTCGATGAATGGGGTACGACCCTCTCCTTTTCTTGTCTCTTCGTAAGAAGTTCTAGCGCCAATCATTGTACCTTCCCATTTACCAATGTCAGGTACAGTCCATGCTGCCCCCCACCGTATAGGGACATTAATTTCTTTAGATACTAAAGCGACTGCCTCTGCAACTTCTGCAAAGGCGTCGTGATCCCAGACGATACTACCATTCTTATATACTAAAACGTCTACAGCATCACCTGTAATGTGCTTAGAGTTTAATGTCTTAGATTTTCCTGTGTCAAAAAGGTACTGCTGACGTTCTTCCGAACGTACACCTTCACCAATACCAAAGTCGATGGTAGACTTTAGAATTGCCATCTTCATAACAGTTTGAAGTAGCATATTTACACCTATTAAATTTCTTAGTGAGCGATCACTGAACTTATACTGAGGCATTCTCTACTCCTGTCAGGAAGTATTTGGTATGTGACCATAACACAAAGACAGTCTCTTGTGCTTCAGTTATCAACTGAAATCCTTGTGCTGTATGGTTAATACCAACCACATTTTTTACGATAATGACATTTGCTTTGTCATCTTTGTCGTTCGTAAAGATTGTAACAGTGGTATTAGGCTCAAACTGGGTTTGAAGTTTTGTTGTACGAGCATTTGTTGTAGTCATATTAATCTCCTATGCTGTATACCTACTTGTTCTGTAGTCAAATTCACAATGCACTATGCCGTGCCATCCTGTCAACTTATTTTTAACTATGTTGATATGTCTCTGATTATCTTCTTCTGCTTGGTCAGATAGCTGGGGGTTCTTAGCTAACAAAAGCATAAGGTCTGCCTCTGCAGCTTTACCTGTGCGGCTCCCCTCCATCATGGATTGGTTCAATACAATCTTACCTTCTGCTTCTGCAGATAACTGAGACATGTAGAAGATAGCGCAGTCATGTCGCTTTGCAATACGCCTAGCGTAGATTGCATTAGCCTTTAGCGCTTCATCTACACGGCTATGACCACTCATATTGGCTAGTTTATCCCCCATGTCAAGCACAACAATGTCGGGATTATAAGAACGGCAGACAGTATCAACCCAATCCATCTTGTATTCAGTGACATCCTTAATAAAAATCTTGTCGCTGATCTTACTATATCGTGACGTAGCTGTGGCATAGTTATTCATTATGTCGCCTTCAGGATATCCGGCAGCTGCTAATACATAGCGTAACAATACTCGACGCACTGGTTCTTCATTGCATAGTACAAGGACTTTAGCCCCCTGTTCTGCAAAGCCATCCGGCCCTGCAATCAAGCTGGCATGAAACGATGTTTTGCCTACGTTAGATCGTGCACCTACCTCAATTAACTGTCCACCATCAATGCCAGTGACCTTCTTTTGTAGAGAAGGGATATTAAACTGCCACTTAGGTTTATTGAGTGTCTGTGCAATGATCTCATCAAAGGAGAGATTGTCCCAAGTAACTTCTACCCGTGGTAGAAAGTTATCTTCGTGCTTTTCTAAGAGGCTACGGAGTTCCTCTAGTGATGCCTTGTTTCCATTGACATATTCAAACCCTAAGTTTGCAATCTCTTCACCAATGTGTTGTTGAAAAAGAGTAGACAAGATGTCTCGTGCCACATCTTTTCCAATAACTTTTTCACGCGCAATCTTACTAAACGTTTCTGATACTGAAAGCTTCTGTGAAGAAGTCAGAGTTGGATTCTGTGTTAGGTATATAGCCTCCACCTCTGAGGGATCTAGGCTGCGCTTATACAACGCTAAAGCCTCGTCAATAGCCTTCTTAATCTTCTGACCTTCCTGAGAGAAGATGGCCGTTGGACACTTAAAATTATTATGGTCCTCATGGAAAGAGTAATCCATTAGAGAACGCAGTATCATTAGCTCCATACTAAGTCTTCCAATCTCTGTAAGTCTTCAGTGATACGGTACTTAAGGTCATCCTTCAATTTTAGAGCCTTCACGTCAGGTAAGGATGACCTAAGCATACGGGTAAACTTAAGTGTCTTATCAGCAGCATCCGGGTCTAAAGCCACTATAACACGTCGATATTGCTTAAGCAGCTCTATATGCCTGTCTGCAAGAGAAGTACCTAAAATAGCTAAGCCAGTGACACTGCTACTGGCCACTACATAAGCACTTATACAGTCCTCTACTAAGACACAGACATCTCCTTCTCCATGTACATAGGGTAGCCCTGACCTGCCATACCGTAACCATTTAGGTCTTCTGTAGCCAATCGCGCGACCTGCTGCATCTACAAGAATACCTTCATGGTAGACAGGAAAGACTACCCTATGATCCTTAATGTCGTACAAAACGTGCTTGCTGTCAATACCCCATTCTGTCAGCCATTCTATGGCCGCTGGTGAGAATTGCTGTACTAAAAAGGCAGGCTTGTTAAAGTCAAACATAAAAGGTACGGTATCCTCCGTACCTTTACGCATAACTTTTAATACGTCAGCAGCTGACATATTAGTTTTTCCAGTACCCTTAATACTACAGCTTGCTTTATAACAATTCCATAGAATCCTCCCATTCATGTTAGATGCAGTGAATGTGTTACGACCCCTACAGACAGGACAGTTAGACCTTCTTGTCTCTCCTAAAGCTAAACCTAACTCCTCTACATACTTGTTTAGGTTCATGTTTTCTCTTGCCCTTGTTAAGAGAGTTAAAACGTAGCACGATCTACACTTTTTGTCTAGTACGTGCTTTAACCATGTTAAGATGTGCAAATGTATTAACTATATTTCTTACACCCCTATCCTCTTGGAATCCTACCACTGATGCGATATCAGAATTAGATAATCCAGCAGCTTTCATCTGCGAAACAGCAGTCCTGCGTAGATAATGTACCTTTAATTCAGTAGGTAAATTAACTCGTTCCTTAATCTTGTTTGCGTAGTAGTTAAATTTGTATATAGAATAAGGTTGGTACTTCCCATTTACGGGGTTCATGCTAGGCGCAACATACTCTTGAAATCCAAAGTCTCTCTCCTGCTGCTTAAGCAGGTCAATTAAAGGGTCTTCAATCTCAAGATATAAATTTGCGCCATGGTTTTGTGCTAGGGTTACAATCTTAGACTTAAAATCTATGCTATCCCATTTTAGTGTTCGTATAATGCCCGGAGGCTGAGCCCATTCATAGATTAGTTGGGATATAACACCTATATTTCTACACTTAAAATCTGCATAACACGCCTCAAGAAATTTCATAACTTGAGAATGGGTCCATATAGGAGTGCATATTGTTTTATAAGGCTTAGTTTTCATTACAAAAGGATTTGGAATGCCCACCTTTCCGATATGAAACATTGTTCTACATAACTGTACACACATGCGGCCAATAGTAGCAGAATAGTCTTTCATTATTCTGTTATAAAAATCAACAGCGAACTCCTTGTCTATAGACGCGGCATCCACGTTAAGATCAGGGATATATTTTTCTATAATCTGTAGAAAATAAAGGTACTGTTTTTGTGTAGTATCCTTTAGATTCAACATGCGTTCATGGGTTTTATATAAATTAATTAAATCTCCAAATGTTTTGGTAGTCATAGCATCCTCCATAAAAATAGGGAGGGGAATTAACCCCTCCCCTGATGAAAGCATTACAGCCTAGGCTGCAAGGGCTTTGAATTGTGGGCTGTTTACCCACTTTATTACGGACTGTTCCCGCATAAACATGTTCACTGCCTCATTGTCATTATCAGAGGCTTTCAGTTTAAACCCATTACGTTCATCCGCATACGTGGCATAGTTAGTGAATGCACTGTACAATGCATACACATTATGCCCTCTCGTCTGCGTTTCCTCAAGGTAGAGGTGTCCCATCTTCTCAGCCTTACGCTTACTGCCTACGATCTGTGGAAGCAGTAGCTCAACATCCTCGAAGGCTAGTTCCTTTTCGGCCCACGTTTGTAAGACCCTGCCATGTTCATGGAACTCCACCTTAGCCTTATTTAGCTCATCAATGAAGCTATTTAAGCTGAAGTTAGCAGTGTTCTTACGCTTAACTTTATCCCAATCACCAACAATCATACCATTGGTGCAGAACGCATCAATCGCCCCAAAGAAAACCTGATTGGAGCATAGCCCATCAATGCCATGCAAGGCAATGACACGCTGCGCAACATCCACTTGATGCTTCTTAGTGGTGACGCTGTAACGGACGTTCGGCAGGGTAATATCCATCAGAGCAAAGCACCCATTACGTGCTGTCTTCCAGCTAACCTTAGCATCTTGAAGATCGTGAATGCTTAGGTTGTCCCTAATTGTGTCTTGTACACGGGAGAAGTATTCGGGGTGAGAAGCACACTTAAACTTTGACCCTACTACATCTAGCGGATCACCCGTTACAGCGTTCACAACGTACTTCTTGTGTGCTACACGGGACGACTCAAAGAAGATGTCGAAGTTTACATCTTCTGGGATTTCCCCAAACACATTTTGGTTCATGTTCGGGAAAGAGATAACGGTATCGAGCGGCATTGCATTTCCTTTCATAGCAGCCGTTAGTGACACACTTTTTATACTAAAAAACTAGGCTGTTGGTCAACCTTTTTTTATTTTACTAAGAGTGAGGTAGCATGTCGCACATAGATTCCCACTTATGTGGACTAGATCCTGTGCTTCCTTCTGACAACGGGTACAGGGAT